GTGCTTTTGTTTTCCCTTCGAAGCATCAGACATTTTCTGCTTCGTTTCTTCAGAGAGTCTTCCATTAGATCCGCCACTCTGAAGGTTATAACCGCTAGGAGCCATACTATTATAGCCTGAGATCATTGCTTTCTCAAGGAAACCCAAACTCTCTTCGGGACATTCGAGAAGGACTTCAAAAGTAAAACTTTCTAGACCATATTTCCTAAAGGCATTATGAATAGCAAACTTCTCTTTACATGTCTTATGTTCTTTCCATCTCTTCTCAATATTTATGCTCTGACCTACATAACACTTTCCGTTTATCGTGTTCGTAATAAGATATATTCCAGTCATTTTTTTGACCACTCCTCCATTTCGTTTATCATCTGTTCATCTTCTGCGTCAGGCTTTTTGCCCTTTTGTAGATCTGCCAAGGCTTTTAACAAAGCAGGAACAGCTCCTGTTCCAAGTCTACCAATATCATCGCCAGCTTTTGCGTGTCTATATTCATTGAGCAAAAGTTCCCAGACTGTTGACTCATAGTCCTTCTTCTTCATTGCTGCTACTGCTTTACTTGGTCTACCTGGCATTGTGTTCCTTAAGAGTACAGAGTATATCTGTTTCCAAAATAAGAATAAGTTCTTCACCATCTATTCTTATAATAGTTCCTGCGTGCTTAGAATAGATGACATGATCTCCAACCTTTGCGCTCATTGGTGTTAGAAAACCATCAGGTTGAACTAGACCTTTTCCTACAGAGACTATGATACCTTCGGGTACATCAGTCTTGGTTGTCTCTGGCATATAGAGACCGGACTTACTCATTGTTGGTTTCTCGTATCGCTTAACTAGAATATTATTGAATGCTGGTTCTGCTATTGTCATTGTGTTCCTTTTAAAACTAATGGATGCCTTTCGCACCCTATATTAGTGTAGACTCTGTTTATATCTCAATACATCCTTTGAGTTTAAGCAGAGCTCGTCTATAGATTCTATATGTATTATCCTTTTTGAGACCAAACTTAAGAGCAGTAGCAGAAAATGTGCTTTTATTGAAAAGTACTTCCTTCACTATATTAGCTTCACGTAGCGTTAAGTTTGTATCGATAATCTCATGTGCGTCAAATCCGTATTCCTTCTCTTCTTGTTCTCCATCAATAGCTGCTATCCAGCTATCCTCAGGACTTACCTGATCGTAATCCATAATCTTAGAAAGTCTTGCTTTCTCTGCTGATACATATCGCCAGTTTTGGTTTGATGACATTAGTTATACTCCTTGTTTTTCGCTAGGATTTCCCAGCATTGTAATGATAGTTTAAGACTGCGTTCGAGGATGATGGATTCTTCTTTTAGACTTGTTTGTTGTTTCAGTAGATCTGATTTCTGTGGTAATCTTGTTTCTGCCAGTAGCTTTATCCTCACCATCAATAGAGCTGCCTTTACGTTCTCTAACCGCTCAAACTGATACTGATAGATCATTGTTGTTTCAACAAGATTTAGTGTGTTGCCTTTTCTATAGTCAAATGCGGGATGGATCTTCATAGTATATTCAACTTTATGATTGGCACGCAAAATACTTCGTTATCTTCTGTGATTACAGATACGAGAAATGGATCTACTATTGCTAGCACCTCTCCTTCAAAATACTGAACCTCGTGATTTAGTGTCACCCACCATCGACATTTTGTCCCTACTTTGATTTCTACTTCTTCTGTGAACATTGATACCTCTATCTAGTATACTTTAAGGACCAGATTTATATTTCGTCATCGATAAACTTATTTAAATGCCGTGTTCTGATCATATATTCTGCGCCGGACGTAAAGCAGAGTACTTTGGCTTCCATACGATCGTTATCGATACCTTGAACTAGCCCACAATGTTGAACAGGCTTCATAGTCAAAGGAAACATTATGTTCTCTCCTCTAAGCCCTGGCCAAACTATATTCATGCCCAACTTTATATCGGCTATATGTGCCTGTGCTTCCTTTTCAGTCCGGAACCAAAAGTGGCTCATTATTGGCAAGGGTATGCTTTTGTCTCGCTCGATCCCCCACCAGAAAACAGCTTCAGCGTATTCAAGTTTTATGTGTCGGTGTGAGGAAAGTTTCTTAAGAGATTGTAAAAATAACTGGCACCAGTTGTAAAACGCAATCACGACATTCATTGACATTATTCATTTCCTTTTACTGACACTGACGTTTACCTACCCTACATCATATTATATTATAGGACCAGATATTTGTATCTTACTCGCGTATAAACGAAATCAGGTTTATTTTCTACTAAGCCCTTGTATAAGTTCCCAGTTTTAGGAGTCATATGATTATCCAGTTCACACTACCTTTCAAACTACTTTCGAAGCCCAACTCAAATCGCATTGGGAAGGGCCGTATGTTCAAGGATCCGAAGATCCGAGCGCAAGAGCAGGCTATACAGGTGATCGCTAGCACAGCCCTTCCTGTGCCATTTACGGGGCCTTCGGTAAGGCCATGGGCCGTGGAGATTATCCTCTACGTAGATTCGGCACGGCGGTTTGACATAGACAATACTGCCAAGATTTTATTGGACTCTTTAAATGGTGGTGTCTGGAAAGATGATTCGCAGGTGGTTCGTTTAACTATTACAAAGATCCTGCGAGCTTCCTCTACGCGCACCGAGGTCAAGCTGGAGGAGCTGTAAAAACGCGCACGAAAATATGGCTTCCTACCTGTGGTATCCTTCCTATACATAGGGAGCCCGGAGGGCGACAAACTCATCAGGACAGGCTTCCTCCACGGGCCTTCCAAGTAGAGGAGAAGACAAGAGAAATATGGCCGTGCGATTTTTTGAAGGAACTTAGAAATCTTTTTGTGGGTTGTCCATGGTACTATAGTATAATATCTACGTAATCCCCGCTTAGCAGCAACCGCCTCCTAAATATTCCGGGAGAGAGCCACAATAGGAACCTGCTAAGCGGGGATTTACCTTTTCTAAATATTTCTTTTGCGCGGCATGAAATAAAACTTGCCTAACCAGCCCGATATGGTATTATTTCTGCGTTAGGTATACGAGGTGGCCCTCGTAGTATTAAAAGGAACATAACATGATCACTCCCTCTTCTCCACGCGCAAGACTCCTCGCAGCAGAGGCCCAGAAGCTACGTCCTGGGCGTTATGAGCATAAAATAGTCAAAGGTGCGTACACTACATCAACCAAAGAATGGCAAGCTGTCTTTGGTGAAGATTACAAAGAAGCGTATTCTTACTTCCTGGAAGTTGTCGACCCAAAATACAGACACTTTTCCTCTAATGAAGTAACCCCGGCCAAATGGGCACACGCTAAGGACCAGAAAGGCTTTACAAGAGCTGTGAAGCCGCTCCCAACACTCCAAGAAACCTTGGATCTTTGGTTGAAAGAAGACCCCAACATCCTACGCCGCTACGTTAAGCGTCCAGAACCTACAAACGGATGTATCAAGATCGAATACACAGATCTTGTAAAAGCAGAAGCTCTCCTCGCCAATCCTTACAACTTTGTAAGCCAGGAACACATGACCTTATTAAAGACTCATATCGCTTCTGTTGACGAACACGGAATCGCATATGTAAGAATGGCTCCAACATCATCTAATCTTGATGGAAGATATTATGCTAAGGGCCCATCTCAAATGTACCTTCCCTCCTACATAAGAGATGCGATTATATCCAATCAGTCTGTTCTTGACATGAAGAACTGCCATCCAACAAGCACAGTAGTTCTCGCCACCGCAGTAGACCCAACTGTCAATCTTGCCGCTCTTAAGTCTTATGTAGAAGATCGTGAAGCAAGCCTGAAAAGGACAATGGATCATTATTCTGTTGATCGTTCTGCCGGAAAGAACCTATATCAGTCCATGAACTACGGTATGAAGCTTCTGAAGAATGCTTCAAGCACTGGTGATATGACCACATGGATAGCTGAGTCTGGAGCTATCGTCCCTACAGATTCTAACGGGGATTATATCCACGAACATTTTGTAAAAGATTTTTCGGCACAAAGCCGTCTTGCTGGCAAACTGCTAGTTCAGCATCCAGCATTTACAAAATATGCTTCAATCTCGGATCTTCCCAAGAGAATCTCTTATTGCCTACAGGATGTTGAGACAAGGTTTGGTGACATAGCAGAAGCAGTACTTCATGAAGCCGGACATACTGTATCTTGTAGGATTCATGACGGTATGATAGCACGTGGCAGAGTTTCGAAGAAGGATGTAGTAGCTGTAGAAGAAGCATGTTCTCTATTTTCTGTAGAGACATATGGCGTAGACATTGGGATGAGTTTTACAAACAAATATATTGGAGCGAACTAACATGACAACTAAAGCAGACCAGGCAGCGTATAGAGTTAAGCATGCGGACAAGATTAAGGCATACCGTGAATCCCATCGCGCTGAACAAAAGGCATATCGTGAAGCTCAGAAAGCAAAGCGGGATATCGGTGTTTATGAGATTATCAACACAGTTACTCATGAGCGCTATGTAGGATCTACAACTGTAGGATTTAAACCTCGTTGGGCTGTTCATAAATGTAATCTAGAATCTGGTGATCATAAATGTAAGAAACTTCAAGCGTCTTATGATCAACACGGAGAAGATTGTTTTGTCTATCAGGTAGTTGAGCGCTGTGGAGCTACGGAGTGTAGGATCTCAGAGAAGATGTACATAAAGGCCACGCATCATGATTATATTTTGAATACCAGATTAGTGAAGAGCATATCGAAATGATCCATACCAACAACGCCAACGACGACTTTCATACTGGACATATCAATGGATCCTATGTTGGATCTCATGATGGGCCGTTTGTATTGTTGGCTGGTGACTATGTTTTAATAGCTAATAAAATAGAAGCATCATATCGATGCGGATGTAATATTCCAAACATCTTTTATGCTGGATGTGAGAAATGTGATGATCCCTATGGAGCATATCACGCATACTATCAGATCATAGCGATATCAGAACTGGGCGATGTGCTACTTGAAACGGGAGCTACTATTCCCAGATCCGTATTGGAAGAGGAAGAGTTGTATAACTATAAGCGAGCATGGTGGCCGTACGATTAAATCATTCAGTAATATAGTTTAGGCGAAATCTGCTACTTAACTTTCATCTAGTATAATGCTAGTATGGAGGTTAAGATGACCAGGGTCGATTACGTTAGAACATTTAAGCTTGGTGATGCGGCAGAGCAAAAGGTTCGTGAGCACTTCGAAGGAAAAGGATTTCTTGTGACCAAACTAGATTACAAGGTATTCAAGTATGATCTATCAGCCATCAAGGGTGACAGGAGATTGTCCATAGAAGTGAAATCATATAATCCAGATGGTGGTTTCTATACAGTTCCAGCAGAATATGAACAGTATTCAACAGGTATTTCTGATTATATAGCCTATGCTGATAGGATCGATTACATCATTTGGGTAAATGGCTTTACTGATGTTGGCTATGTCTTTGACTGTAAAGACTTTGCCAAATATGTAGTGGAACATAAAGATGAAGCCAAACCACAAAGCTATGGAACAGCAAGTACGATGAGAATCCATCATGAATGTAAGGCAGCAGGATTTCTCGGCACGATAAACTTATAACTTTACCACTGCCTGTGAGGTCTTGGATTTTGGGTGTATAGAATAAGATCTTCTATACGCTTTTCTATACGAGCAACAGAAGCCTTTAAGCTATCAAGTTCTTCGCGCAATGAGATGTCTTCATCTGCTTGACGTCTTTCAGTTATTGCGGGTTCAGATTTTGGAAGTGCTCTAAACTCCTTTGTTGATTCTAGTTTTGACTTTATCATTTTAATCCTTTACTATTTGCCAATGAGGATAGTCGCGGAAACTTTTCCAGCTGCCGCCCCATTGAAGTGTGTATCCATCTTTATCTTCTTCTGACATTTCATTCCAGGTAGCCCAAATAATAACGGCAAGATCTTTAAATCTCTCAATATCGTTCCATGCTATCGGCCAAGGACAAACATCTACAGCTTCTGACGGATGGCTATTATGTTTGGAGTTTGGAAACTTTACCTTCGAGTGACCGCTGTTAAATGCCTCTGTTTGGGCTTCTCTGCCACGTTCACCGCAAATGACAGAGAAGTCCACACCTTTAGCCAAAGCATTCTCCATAAGCTTCCTGAGAGGCATTGCGCACGTCTGGAGACGTGCCTTCGAGGAGTTGGAGAACACAGGCATTAGGAAGCGACATCCTGAGCTACAGCTAGGGCAATCTGTGCGAGATCTTCTAAAAGCTGAGCGCGCTCGTCGGCATTAATGCCCGCCTTAGCGAACTTTAGTAAATCAGCAATCAAACGAAAAACTTGCTTTAGTGGAATGTGTGAAATGACTTGTTTTGCTTCCATGATTATTTATCCTTTCTATCTAACAGTTTACTTACATCATCGCGAATACTTTCTACGCTTTCCTCAACCTTATCTATCCGAACAACAAGAGATGTTATTGCTGAAGAGAATACCTCTCTATCCGCTTTGTGTTCAGACAGGATAGCCTTCATATTCGTGTCAACATTATCGACATATTTGTCAATGATAGGCCACGCTTTCTCGTTTGCCATCTTGTAAATACCATACAGGATAACCGCGAGAATAACGAGAGATCCAAACGGTCCGAGAATAGCCGATAATAGGGTTTCCATTACAGCCAGATTATCTTTAGCAGTTCGGTCTTTGCTATATTTAAAAGAAACCCTGGCATATTTTCTACGCCTTGAGTTAATATATAAGAGAATAGCGCACCACGAATATATTTTAGATGTTTTGCTATTTCCAGATCAGTAGTTACTTGAGATGTAGCAAGATCAACACGCGAATACACAGTTTGCCAGTCTATACTTGGATCATGAGAACTTAGTTCAGAGATAATAGCTTCTAGATCTTGATACATTTAAGCTCCTATTAAAACCTTGTACACCACATATTAGGTGGTTGAGTCCCTACAGCAGCGGCAGCGCCGACATAAGTACCAGCAGCAACTATAACTCCAGAGGCAGCACACCATAAAGCCTGACCATCTCCCAGAGGAAAAACACGTCTCCATGTTGGCTGAGTTCCAGTTCCACCAGTACACGCGGTACGCATACCAACCCATAGATAAGTTCCGGCTGGCACAGTGTAGGCTAGGTCGACAACATTTTGTTTGATCTGAGACACAGCGTTCCAGGCAGTTATATTTGTTGGAACTCCAGTATCTCCAACAACAGCTAAGCATGTTAGCGTCTGGCCAGCTGCCTGTGGAGGCAGAGGCGTAGAGAATAGGCCAAACTCTCCTATTTGGTTCGCTGAGCCCATTACTGCTGTCATAAACGCGCATATATGGTTTATAGTAACTGGTCGTTGTACTTTACCAACGAATACAGCGTGAAGAACTCCAGATGTACTTGGGTTTCCAGCACTATCATTCGCAAGAGTATTCGTAAAGATATCTTGGTCATGAGGGGCCATGTATCCAAGACCTAATGTCGTAACTATATCGACAGTTGTAGCATCATCAAGAACAGCAAGACCGGCAACACCAGGAGTTACTCCGGCAACCTTGGCTACGGTGGGAGAAGGGAAAGTTCCAGAAAGATCTCCGCCAGCAGCTCCAGAAGGAGGTGTTCCACCAGTAGGACCGAATACGTCATTAACACCCATTATAGCTCCTTATCTCGCGAATACTGTGATTATTTCTGCTACAACACATGTTCCAGCATCTGTCTTAAGAGTCCAGAAGATCTTGTCTGTGATAAGACTCATATCTACGTCTACACGTAATACAATGCTTCCCTTAGTAGCATCAGTAAATCCAGGAGTTAACGTAGCCGTAGTTGCTGGGATAAGCATACGATCACCAAGAGCATCAGAAGATACCTGGAGAGTGAGCGCTGTCGCGCCAGCAGCAATCGTAGTTACATAGATGTAAAACGCTGAAAGCTTAAACTTCAGATTAGTGACAGCCAAAGGGAAACCATCTGGACTTGTCTCGCTGAAAAGATCAAGAGATACAGGAGCTATAAATGCGTTTGTAAGCGCAGTTGCGATTACACCTGTGCTTACTGCGTTGATTGGCTTTTCGGTTATAGGCATGAATATCCTCTCTATAAGTGACGTGTTTGTTTATTCTGACTCTTTCTGTGATTCTGGTGTCTGATAACGTTGGTCTATCGGAACTGATGTTCCACTGAGTTCTTGAATATCTCTTGCTGTAGAATATCTATTTGCTCTTTGGATCTCTTCAATCATTGGAGCATCTTGAGCTGTTATAACACCAAGATTACGCCAAAAGTTTGTTTCAGCATTTTGAGTATCTAGCAATAAATCTGGTGTATTATCCAGAGTTGGATCAGTAACTGGTGGGCTGAGTTGCTGAGCTAGTGGACCGTAATCAGCAAGTGTTCTTTGAACGCCAACTCCAAGCATCAAAGCCTTGATTAATAACCAGCGTTTCTGAGATATTTTATCATCTGGCGGTATACGCCATTGATTTCCTTGATAATAACCAGCTCCAGGCTTTTCCTCTTCTTCAGGAACGGGCTCAGTCATAACGAAAGTATCAAAGATTTTTGCGATCTGTTCATTTTTGCGAACATAATACATGAGCTTCGGATCGAGATATCCAGAGATATCTTTGCCAGTTTTTGTATCTATACCCCATGTTTCTGCGGCAACAATCTGTATTGCTGGATTGCCACCCTTTGTAAGTATGTCAACGGTTTCATCAAATGCCTTTACTCCAGACTTCGCAAAATCCTCAGGTGTATCATTGTTAAGGGCAAATGCTATAGGAATACTTAGATAATCAATAAGAGTTCCAACTGCCTGTATCTGAGGAATGGATGGGCCATATACGGCATATCTTCTTTGAGTCTCTTCGTCTTCTACTAGCTTCACATACATTCTACTCTCAGAGTAATCTTTCATAGAATATCTTAAATCTGGAGCATCTGGGTTTTCTCCAAAAGTTAAATCATAAACGTAACTCCATCCACGGCCCTGAGCAAAAGCAACCTTTAGGGCTCTTGGATCCATAAGCAGGCTAGTACTTACAGATCTAAAGCTTTCCCGTTGGAATGACCAGAACCAGAATACGCGAGCTATTGTATTACGTTCAGCTTGAGATACGTTTCCATAATCAAACAGAGATTCTCTTGCTAGTTTGGAAGCTTGTGTTAACTGTTCGCCATCCTTAAGAGCAGACTTAAGAACGCCTAGTCTGTAGTATTGATCACAGGAGTTAGCAAAAGTACTCCAAAAGTTCATGCCATTCATGTTCCAGAAGTTTCTTTGAATAGCCTTGGAGGCTAGACTCTTATCTCCATATAAGCGAGTTGCTCCAGCCCAGTTAATCGCATCTTGGATTAAACCATTTGTAAGCTCTGCCGATCCCTGAGAAGGTCCGAGAAGTCCACCTACAACATAATCTTTAAACATGCTAGTTGTATGTATTGTACCATCGGGCGCTGTCACGATTACGCGGTCAGTTATAGCTTTTCCAGTAGGTATATAAACAGATGCCATGATGTCATGTAGATCGGCATCAAAGAATGTACCAATAGACTTAGCTCCACGACGTAAGCCAAGCTTAGAAGTAATGATAGATGGAGCGGTAAGAACGTTGTTCATGATATAGACAATATTTGGAACTGGAAGATTCCCTCCAAGCACACCGCCTTTCGCAATATTGTTAATCTTTCCGAGTCCATCCCACATCCATTCAAGAGTGGACATTGTAAGCTTACGAGCCTCAGCAATCCTGCTATTTTGTGTATCTATAGCCTTTGATTTAACCTTCCCAAGATAAGCTCCAGCAGCATCTTTTTCCAACTCATCTAAGCCGTCTAGAGCCTTTTTGAAGGCTACTTCTGCCTTGGCAATATCATCTATTAGTCTATCTCCACCAGCAGAAACTACCTGATCCAGTTTATTTGACTGTTTAGCAAGACTTATACTTTCCATAGTATCAGTTATAGACTTTAGATTTGCTGCTTTGATTATAGGAGTTTTGATACCCTTGGTATCCTTGGCGATTGATGGAATATTTCTGATCTTCTCAGCAACACCCTGTAGAGAAGATGAATACGGAGATTTAAGTTCATTTTTGATATGAGCCAAACCCTGAGCATACATCTCGCTTGACATTTCCTGAGAGATTGTAGATCCATAAGTCTGAGCGTATACAGAACCTGGAGGAGTTGCTAAGTTATCAACTGCTTTACGTACTTCTGTTTCTAGCTTACTATATGAACCTCCAGACATCACATCTATAACTGATTTGCCATCTGCGATCTCTTTGGTCTTGAATAGAGATACTAGTTCTGTTGCGTAACCTGATTTTGAGCCGCCTGATAATGAGCTAGAGGCAACACGATCTTCTAGACCAGAAACAAGAAGATCTTCTAAAGATCTATTTATCGTAGGGTTTACAGGGTCTACTGATTTTAGCCATTCAATGAACGGTTTATTAGCTGGATTAGCCTCTAATCCACGAAGAATGCCGGCACGCATAACTTCAAAATCTTTTCTGGAAAGATCTTTTATAACTGCTTTGGATGGAAATAGTTCTGGTTGCGAAACAGCTGCCTTATCCATAACCTGATCAATAATATTTGCCTGTGATTTCGTGTAGTAGTTACCCACGACCATTTCCTTGAAGTTATCTGGAGCAATAACCATTGCTTGGCTTGATGCTGCTTCATATGATTCTAGTGGGGACCTAAAACCCTTATCTCCACTATATCTAGCTGAATAAAAATCAGCACTTGGTTTCTTAGAGGCTTTGTTTCCAGCGTCTTCTAGAGCTTTACGTAGAGGTGTATCAGGATTCTTCGATTTGGTTACGATCTGTTCAATACTATAACCATAGTACTCTGCGTGAACGCGCTGAAGAGTATTGAGAGCCTGAACGTTATCTCCAGATTCAACAGCAGCAACAAAGACATCTACATGCTTTTTGATACCTTCAACTTCCATTAATGTAGAAGCTAATGCCCTCATTTCCTGTACAGTGATAGCTCCAGACTTATGGGTTTCTTCAAGACCCTTTCCTGTTGTAGCCATAGCATCTATAGTTCTTTCATAACCGCCAAACATGGCCGCAAAGTTAGTTAGGAACATTTCCTCTGCGCCCTGTTCCTTTGTGATCACAAGCGGAACTTCAGTAAACTCTTTTACAAGTGTATTGGCAAAAGCAATCGGCCTATTTTTGGTACTAAACCTTCCAAGAGCTGCTTCCTCTTGTCTCATAGAGGCTTTAAATCTATCAGGTAGTGTAGCCATGCGCTGATTGATTTCTGATACAATAGCTTGTGCTGAACCAGAGTTATTTTGAGGTTCTACAAATCTACGTGAAAAGTCAATGAACATTGCGCCAACAGCATTCTCTGAGAAGTCTTTTGGCTTGAAGGTTTCTCTTACAAAATGCGAAAACTCAGCGTTCTTGTCTTTAGATAGAAGAGATGTTCCAATATTCGCAATATCTTGCCCAGTCCTTGCTGATACCTTTCCGGATGACTCAATAGCTATAGCAGATCTAACAAGTCCATTAAACTGCTCAGCAGATATTGATCCTGATTCAGCAACCTTTTCAAGTATTGGTTGCGTGCTGTATGGAGAGTATGAAGATACTGGTCTAGCCGATGGAACTTGTAAATCATCAAGTCCCTTAGTTTCTATGATCGGAGAGAACTGCTTTTGAAAATAATCATTAAGAACTTTTAGTTCATCATCAGTAACTACAACTTTCGATGTATTAGCAGAGAACTTCGCCCTGATACTATCCAAAACAGGAACTTTTGATTTTACATCAGACAAAACACGCTTGGCATCTTGCCTTGACATTGTTATATCACCAATCTTAACCTGTGTTCCTGATAGACCTGTTTCCGATGTGAAGTTATTGAGTATGCGTCTTGCCGTATCTACTCTAAAAGCTTTTTCTACCGCATCTCTGGCTGTACCTGATGATGGTACAATAAATCCGCCCTTTCCAGCAGTACTAACATTTGTTCCACCAAGTACTCTGTCAGATATTCTTATTCCTCTTGATTCTAGTTCGTTGCTCAAATCAGCGGCAATCCTGTTTACATCTGATGGATTAGGATTTTGTGCGCGAACCTTATTCATAAATGAGTCAATAGCTGGAAGAAGATCTGATCTCTTAATAGTGCTTCCAGAAAGTAATGCCTTCTTGACATCTTCATCGAGAGAATCAAGAACTGCCTGATAATAAAGATCGGATCTACCACCAGTAGCTAGATCATCAAAATGCGTGGATGTAAGTGGACCTTTTTGTCCAATCCTTAGTTTGGCAGTCTCTGCCTCTTTTGATAATACATTTGTAGGAGGCGTTCCTGCGTCTATTGCTCTCTTACCAGCAGTATTCGTAAAGTCAATACCATAGGATTCTGCTGCTTTCTTGTAATCAGCAAATGAATCAAAGTTAGAATGCTTTCCAGATTCTTTTTGGGCATTAAACTCTTGTTCTAGAACGTCATCTAGGATAGACTTGTCATAAGCTGGGCCACCAGTCTTTAAGGATGCTTCACCAAGTGCTCTATCTTCGTTAACAGCCTTTTGAATATTAGGATCTGCTGCCAAATCTAATGTAGAAGATGTCGTACTTTTAAGTTTTGGAGATTCTAGAAAGGCAGCAGATGATCTCTCTACTTCTTTTGAGATTGCTAGATTTCCACCTGTTCTTGGAGTTAACTTGTAAGCATCCCACGCACCCTCAATACCACCCGCAACGCCACCACGTGCTCCAGCAACTAATCCAGATCTTCCAAATGTTTCTGCTACCTTTGCTGAACCAGTAGCACCTTTAACGCTTGCTGCGGCAGCAGAGCCAATACCAAGATCTAGTGGAACAAGAAGACTTGCTCCAAATCCGACAACACCACCAGCGTTTGAAAGGAAATCCTGTAGCTCCTTATCTTCTGGATCATACCACTTACCAAGTTCAGCACCAGCCTCAGCACCACCACCCATAAGACCCATGCCTGATTTAAGCTCTTGGCCAAAAGATTCTACAAATGGCTTTCCGCCAATCTTCTTAACTCCAGCAACTATTCCTGCTTCTGGAATATTCAATACCTTGGCAGCTGTAGTGATTGGCGACTCAATGATAGAGCCTGATGGCATCTTTTGAGTGAATAATCTGTCACTGATTGTTTTAAGGACCACAGAACCCGGATCTTCACCATATAGATATGCGTTATATACTTTACGCATCCTATCGTTTTGATCTTTAGGGCTTAGACCTTCAAACATCTTGGGATTATCTCTTTTGTACTTCATGGTAGCGGCTGATGCTAGATCTTCCTCTACCTTACGATCAGCTGCTTGCTGAGGAGATACTATTTCTTGTGGGGCTAATCCACCAAGGATAGTTCCGAGTGTTCCGCCACCAAATATACTCTCAACTGTTTGAGGTGATGGAGTTAAGGGTCTACGTTCTCCTGATGGTGTGCGAGGTTCTGAGACAAGATCATCTACTTTCTGTGTTAGCTGTTCTTTTGCCGTATCAGATAGATTTAGAGCATCTTCATATTTCTCAGTTTGGGTGTCATAGATCTTTTCAAGATAATCTTCACCAGTAGGATCATCTAATCTCTTTTCAGATAATCTTGGCTCCATTCCACTTTCTGGTTGAATAACGACAGATGATTTTAAAGATCTTTCAAGTGGCAATACATCAAGTGTTTTTACTTGCGGCTTAACAGTTCCGTTCCATGTTGCTTTTGCTGGAATGACTGGTAGAGCCGCCGTAGTGGCTTTCGGTGGCAGTTTAACGCTTGGTGTCTGAACTGGTGCTGCTACAACTGGTACTGTAGCTACTGGCGCAGCTAGGGCTTTCTTAACTCCAGCATCTCCAATAAAATCAGCGTATTGCTGAGGAGTCATTGATGCTGGGATCTTACGTGCCTTACTTAAGGCTACTGCCTCTTCGGATGTTAGTTGTTTTGCCATGTATTATTATCCGAGTTTCGAAGATTTTAGATCAAGCATAGATAGTTCTGCTAGTCTTTGTACTGCTTTTCTTTGAGCCTCTGGGTTTCCTGCGTATTCACGCACAATCTGATCAGTCATTTCTTTCATGCCCAGCGCTGCCGCACCCTTAGATTTGTTGATGTCATAAAGAGCAGCTACAAACCGACCAGCTGGAGTTTTTGTAATCCCTTTTGCTGCGGCCTTAGGATTATCCTCTATGGATTGAACACCCTTAAAGAATGTATTTATTCTAGCGCTCTTATCCTTATCATCATCAGTTTGTGGCGGAGCTTTTGGCTGTTCTTTTGGAGCGGGAGGCTTTTGTTCTTTTGATGCTGGAGTCAAACCAGGCTGAGGAGTTGGCTTCCACGGAGGCGGTTCTACATAATCTGGATATTTGTTTGGCCCATACCCTCTAGCAGGGTCTAATGGTGTTTTTCCGTCCCAGGTACCAATATGATTTAGAGGATTTTCTGGACTATTTAGCCAATCTATATCTTCCTGATTTGTTTTTGGAACTGTTGGAGGATTTTCTGATGACGAGCCATCAGGACCAGTTGTTGATCCGGAATCAGTTGGTTGAGTATTGGGAGGTACTACAGGAGGTGTAGTGGGTGGTCCAGGAATACGAGGTGGTGTCTCTGCTGGAGGATTATAAGTTGGAGGAGTAGATACCGGAGGATTCCCTGTTTCAGATCCGGCATCAGACTCTGAACCTAGATCACTTGGTACATCAGGCATTCCACCAAACAAGATTTCTCTTGCTCGTTGCTTTCCAGCTTCAACAGCAATCTTAAGTTCATCTACAGTGAGCTCTCTTCCTTGTCTCTTGGCTTCTAATCTTGCTTTAGACACAAAATCATCAACATAAGTTTTGAAGAATGATTCTGTTTGAGCCAAAGCGTTTGTTAGCTCGTAAGGCATTAGATCTTTATAATGTCCAACCGGTTTGCCACCGACACCTAACTTAGTCCCTCCAAGTTGGCCAAACTTATCTTTATAGATATTTCTAGCATCTGTTATGGCATCAAACGGAGTTTGTTTCGGAACATCTGGTGTAGCCTCTAATCCAGCTAACTCAGCCTCAATACGTGCTTTTTCAGCATCATAAGCAGTTGTTGGTGGCTGGTCAGCAAGAGGAGCTGGATTATAGATATCATAATCTTTCTGATAGGATCCACGGCTACTTGAGCGACTTCTTCCGGAACCAGATCCAGATTTCTCAGCAACCTTTGCGTCTATACGAGCACGACCCTTAGCAACATTTCCCATAACATCGGGATAACCTGCCATAGCACCTAATAATGCTTCGTCAGCAGCTTCTTCAGTTAAGCCTTGATTTATAAGTGCTGATTTAGCAGCATTAGCAGCGGCAGCGGCAGCAACTTCAACGGATTGAGAATCTCCAGCATATGATGTTTGTCTGGTGGCTTTATCAAACTTAGCAACAGCACTTGGTAATGATTCGGGAGTTACTTTATTGAATAGAGAAATCGAACTATCAGCTCGCTTCCGCTTATTTCCAGTAGTTGTTATTTCATCAAGCAAATCATCTTCAGCATTCTGATAGGTATATTCACCTTTGCCTGATCCATAACCAGAACTGCGTGAAGCAGAGCTGCTCGGAACTACAGCTAGCTTTTGCTCTCTCTCTGTTAGATCTTCAGCGTATTGAGCTTCTCTAGCCGCTTCTTCTTTTGCCTTGAACTTTTCCTGATCTACCTGAGCATCTGCTTGCTTCATTGAAATATCACTTAGCTTCTTTGTAAGAAACTCACGCTGAGCAGCAATCTCTTTTGCTTTCATCTCATAAGCGGCTAGCGCAGTCTGATAATCAGCTTCATGTGCTGCGAGATCGATAGCAACCTGATCTGTAGCCATATTCCAACGATCCCAGTTAGCTTTAGTATAGTACGTCACATACCCTTCTGCTCTAGAATCCTTGTATTGCTCAGCTACAAAAGTACGCTCTTTTATGGGTTTTATTGCCAAGATATGCTCCTCTACTTATTCTTTCGATTTGGTTTTTCAGGTTTTACTGGAAACTCTGATACATCCGAAGCCATCCCAGTAGAACCAGGAGTATATAGAGACGACAAAAGTGCTTGCTGTTCTGGAGTTGCTCTTGCCATGAATCCAAGAGCTTTAGCTGCTTGTTTCTTGTCCATGCCAGTAACAGACATAAACTGAGTAAGCTGTTCTGAAGATGGCTTGGCACCTCGAAGTGTTTTTGCCTGATCTAATATTTCATCAGCAGATGCTAAACCACCAGCAGCCATTCCAACAACAGCTGCTTGCCTACGGGCTTTAGCTTCAGAAGCAATAGCCATACGCTCTTCCAGTTCCTGAGTTTGAGCACGTGCCTCTTCAAGATTTTTAGCTTGAAGATCTCTCTCAAGCTGAGCGCGAGCAGCAATGATTGGCTCTTGCTGAGCTACTTGCTTTGCCGCTGCGGCGCCTGCTCCAGTTGCTAGAGAAGCTGCTGTTCCGCTTTGAAGATCCCATACATCTTGTCCTGCTTTTTCTATCGAAGATGAACCAGCATTATACAATGCCTGTTTTTCTGCTTCAGTAAAACCAAGTGTTCCAAGTTCTTGCCTACGCTTAAGATCCTCTAGACGCTTCTTGTTTTCCTTCTCATAATCTGATTTAATAAATGTGGGTATTGCCGTAAGGAGATTGCCTCCAATGGCTCCAACACCAGCTCCTACAGCACCACCAAGAGGTCCTCCTATAAGGGTTCCTACAGCGCTTCCTAGTCCGCTACCTAACCCTCCTATGCTTGGAGTTCCACCTTCAGCCTGTGAGGGTGTGACTCCTCCCGACTTTTGTTTTAGAAGGTCTGCTAGACTAGCCATTATTTTATCCTCTATAAGTGATGTGTTTGTTTATCGGTGAACCTGTCTTAAAAATCGCAATCAAAATATGCTGGTAGATAGCTGGGTATCTTCCTATACATAGGGAGCCCGGAGGGCGACAAGCACCTATGCGTAGAACACTTCCAACTGGACAAACCTAGATGTAATCCATCCCATATCTATTGTAGTTTCAAGACCAATAGCGAAACGATAGGCTAGTGTTTGAGGAGCCGGAGAATCCGTACGATTAATCGCAAACTTATTGTCTATGGCTACTTCGTAAAGAAATGGGATTGTTCTCCTGTCATTAACCTTATTTGTGCCAGATGTAGGTCCAGCTGTATTTTCGTATTCCTCAAACCCAAGAACCTGTCCGATAGTATCAGGAACTGGAGTCCACGCATCAATGATTCCTTCAGCTTTATACATTAGATAGAATCGTGTATCTTGTGTGCTAGCTCCAGTATAGCTTGTATTGACAACGTATTGTGTCCAGTTGCGTACTCCAAGATGACCAGTGATAATAATCTTTGCTGCTTTTCCTACAGAAATATCTGCTGAGTTATTCTGTTCAAAGTAAACAGATTTACCTGTATCACCTATGATTTGATATTGTCCTGTCTGAACCCACTGTGCTGCTAGACCTGGTTTGATTGTAGATGAAAAATATTGACGATTCCCACCATTATCATTTGAAAGAACATTCTGAGTATAAACATCACCAGTAGTAAACTGATGATCAGGAACTACGTTATAGTATTCACCCTTAACAAGTTCTGTGGTGTCAAACTTGTCAGTAGCGAGATCAGCTACATTAACTTGCTTGTTAATATATTTTCTCGCAGCATCATTCAACAGATTCAAATCTGTTGCTAGTATAGGTGTATTAGAAGTAAGTGTTACTGGGGGTGAGAAGGCCATTAGATTAATCCTTGATTCTTAAGCATTTTAGTCATGTGAGCATTTATAAACTCAATATTATGATCGAGTTTGATCTTGTTACATATTGAACAGCAGGCGCGACAGTTCGATTTTATATATCCTTTATTTGAGTCTATTCGGTCAATCCCGATTGTAGATATTTCTCCACCACAATACGAACAAGGCTTTTGCCAGAATGAAGCAAACTCGTCTTTGGATAGTTCAAAGCTTAGATTGCGCTGCTTAGCTCCTGATTTATATTTCGTATATCTACCGTTAACAGTCTGACGAGCAGCTGATTCCTCAACCTTATGATCTATGTAGTACTGCTTCTTTTTAGCGGCTAACTCCTCTTTATGATCTATTCTGTACTGTTTACATTTCGCACGTTCCTCTTCTTTATGATCTGCGTAGCGCTGTTTACTTTTCGTAGTTAGCTCTTCTATGTGATCTATTCGATACTGTTTCTGATAAGCAGTTTTCTCTTCTTTAGTCATTGTAAACTCCATTATCGTTATGTTACCGGCAACCTAGCGCAACTAAACGATATTCCTTCAGCGTGATCGTGTTCGCTGTAGCCGTTCCGCCTGGAGATTCGACTTTTACTCGAACAGAACAGTTTGTGATTATTTCATTGGGCGCTGTCTTGTTAAAATATACGTATGAGAATGCTTCTTTCTGATCCACGATAAGTGAAGCCTGAATCTTATCTGAGAATGATGAGTTTCTTCCAAGATATACAGCACTTGTAGATTGAGAGTTCTGCGTTAATGAGTAACCATAGTTTGGTGATATCTGTGTATTCACACCACCGATTGTAGCCCAGAAAGAATAGAAATATCTATCTGTTGTCAAAGCAAGCGCTCCGCCTCCGTCAGCTCCTTTTGTACAAGCCTTCATGTTTATGTTTGCCTGAAGTCTAAGAGCTTCTCCAGTACGCAGAGTAATGGCTGTAGGAAACGTTATGAGACAGTTTCCTCCATGGGCTATATCAGCATAGGCTGTGTTGTTGTACGTGGCTGAGGCAGCATTCTGGAAGACTGTTTCTAGTTGATGGAATGTTGGATGTTCACCTGTTGGTGTTTCAAAAAGATCTTTGAGATGTCTGCGAGAAATACATTCTGTTCTTGTATTCGTGTCATCTACAGCAGCTGAAGCCGTGGCTAAAGCAGAATAGATACCAGCAGAAGAAGTTGCTGAAGTTGTTGCTCCAGCAACTGCCGCATTCGTTTTGGTGTTTGAAACTTGTGACATTAGTTTTTACTCATTTCCTTCTTGGTGGTATTTTCTTAAAGAATCAGAAATACGCTGTTTGTGTTCGTCAGAAAATGATTTACCAATCTTAGCTTCAGAGATTTTCTGTTTTTGCTCATTAGATTTCAGCGGTACTGATTTCTTGTCCATAACTGCCCTCCCATATATTTTAGCTCTTGATATCTGTCAATCTGAGTGCTGATAACAATACCAGTTGGAGTTGTAGATGCTTCGGGATCAATAAACTGTGCCCTGAATCTTATATCAACTATAACTGGCTTCGAAGAGATTGGAGCATTAAATGGAAGGTTAAGGGTTAACCTTCTTGGCCATATAAATCCTGACTTAGAGACAAGTACATCATCAACAAATACTCCCCACTCTATAACTGATTGACTTCCATAGTTTGTTGAGACTGGAGCTCCACCATCAACGGTTGAAACTGCCTCTCCGCAAAACCAGTTGAAATCTATTACAGCATTTCCCACAAGCATTCCTTCAAGAGCGTCAAAGTTTAGTTCAGCACCACCAGTAGCGTTAGCAACCATTCCTGTAGACTGTAGTTGAAGAGCCTGAAGTTTAATCCAAGTAAAGCCAGGATATAAGACATTGTCAGCTCTCATTGAAGGATCCACAGCTGTTACAACCCATTCTGAAGCATGATATGACTGTGATGTCATATACGAAGAGTAAGTTCCATTAGATTGACTAAAGGTTGTGCTTACTGTTGGCTGAGCAAGATGTGTATGCTGAAATGCTTGAAGCGGTAGTTGATGTTGATCTAACTGTCCATTAAACTCCTGAATAAAACCCTGAGTCTCAGAGTTAATATCTGATTCCTTGAGCTGTCCAGAGTCTAAAAGTGTAGAAGTTGTATACGTACGTGCCATTATTGCCTCGATGAAGGTGTATTTTGGTTAAGTACACGATTTGTGCTTCCAACATATTCAATCTTATAACTGAGCACGTGAAACAGATTGGATGAAGAGAGCTTAAACTGGAACTGAGAGATTAAAGTAGTTCCAATATCCCATCTAATACGTGTAACCTGAGATTGCGACCAGAGAGAAGTTCCCCAAACAGCTGGAGCTCCACCAAGTAAACCATAAGAAGGTTCTGTTGATGTTGTTCCTACATTTTCTGGTTTTAATGGAATCTGAGTTCCAGATAGAGTATACGTATATCCCCAATCAGTAGCCCATTCAAGTGTTATAGGGTTTTCACCAGTAGTTATAACTTCAAGATCAACTGACATAACGCGCTTCTTTACGGTGTCATCGCCAAAGTCTGTCCAAGTAGAGATCCAAGTATCTTTCTCTTTTGCTATAGATGTAAGATCGTAAGTTGTAGTCGCGCCTTGAGGATCTACAACTGGATTTGTAAGATGCCATCCAGAAAACCTAGAAGCAGACCATACTTGAAGTCCGATGCCTGGTGATCCCCTCGATCCGGTAATGAGATCGGCAGTAATCTTTGGGCGTAATCCAATAATAATCCATCCATTAGGATCAGAGGCGAGATGAGTATATGGCATACCATTACCATCACCACTTATCCCATTCCCATACCGAAAAGACCATTCAAGGTTTTGAAGATGAAATACTGAACCACGGCTATTCTCAGTCTCACCATCAATGGGATAATGAACCCAGTATTCCTTTTCACGTTCAGAATATGTAGCAGTTGCCCTTGGTAGCGCCGAGAGAGAAACTCTTCCCATCTCCTTTTCTATTGATTCTGACATCCGTGTAATCTCATATGTAGATCCACCACGAATAGATCCTGAGATAGAGAATATACCATCTTTGGATAGGAACATAATGCCAACACCGGCAACAAGCTTGATTGTGTTTGTGGCTGTAGTTCCTATATTTGAATCTAAAGTAGAGATAGAATATCCACCATTATTGTAAGAGATCATCTCAATGGCTCTCTCACGAAATACAAGCATGACATCATAGAAAGGAACGAGAGCTGTTATTGCTCCACCTTCACGCAAACCAACATCAAAAGTATTAAAAGCATCAAACTGTTCTGGCGCTCCTCCTTTTGAATAGATTATTCCATATGGATTCTGTTCTGAGCCGCCAAGCCATACAGAGTTATTCCATGTAGCACAGTATTTCCATTGTGAAGATATGAGAACTGAATCTGTCGCTGATGGAGCTACAACGTTTAGATCTTGATCAGGAATATAATCCATATAGTCAGAATCAGAGTTGTTATCAACCTGAGTTACGAGATAATAAATCTCTCCAGCTCCAGTTACACCATCAACTCTGTTCTTTGTACGCCAAATACGTCTTGCTACGGTTCCTTGAGGTCCTGTTGGAAAGTTAGAAATATAAACAGCATATTTACCTTCAGAATACTTTAGATCAGAAGGCTTATTTGGACCAACTCCACTAAAACTAGATACGGATACTGTCCAGTTTACAGAAGCTGATATTGATAGAGGTGATTCAGAACCTGTGTCTGTGATAAAGGAGATCTTATAGTCATAACGATTTACTGCGCCTTCAAGTGGAGATCCAAGACCATAATAAGAGCTTGAAGGAAGTCTTATAGCAGTTGCTCCGTTTTCAAGTCTTTTAGTATACGCTTCTCCTGGTATAGGGAGAACTGCGGAATCTTTGTACGCAATATAGTTTGTTTGGATATCAGCAATAAGTGGAGATGGCGTTGGATTTATAAAGCCAAATCCAGCAACTAGATCCCTTCCCCACCATTTCAGCATGCGGTTAAATCCATTAACTATCAAGTTAAATCTGCCATAAGTAGTCAGCTGTGTTCCGCAATCATCAGGCTTTGGAAGTTTACGTCCAAAGTCGAGTATAGATGTTTGGCGTGACCCAGCGTTCTGACCTTTATTTCCAAGATCATATTTAAGCTCGCCATTCTGCTCATAGAGGTAATAAATCTCTGCTGATTGATGACGAGTAACAACTGATAGAAATCTAACAGGTTGAAGTGCTGCTGTAATCTTGGAAGTTGTAAAAACCATTGTAGAGTCATACGGAATAAGCGGCTCTATACCTCGGTTGTTTAGCCAACCGCCCCCGGAGGGGTCGGGATGAAAATGACCGACAATCTCGTAAGCAGAGTTTGCGTCAGCCTTAAAGCGCTGGTCAACTCCACCAGCCTGTAGTTCTTGTGAGGTTACTGTTTTCATTACGGAACCAGCTTAAGTGAACTCGCATCATATATTGAAAAACCATCAGCTGATGTAGTAAAAGATCCACGCTGAAATGTAGTATCGATAGAATCTATGTATCTTTTTTCGAGAGCAACCATTGCCTTATCAATACGCTTTCGATATATAGCAGCGAGCTCAGTATTACCAGACTTATTATAAACATCCTCTAATGCTCCGTACACTACAAGTTGATGAAACTCAAATGGAATCTGCGGTGTATCTGTAGTTGTTACCATACGTAATGGCTTCTTTATATATCGTACTTCTAATCTACGGAAATACTCTTCATCTGCTCCAGGAAGTTCACCTACAATCTCCGCAACTGCGGCATTATGAAAGTCAGATCCGATAATACGTGGATAAGGTCTAATACGTGGAATAGAACCATCCCATTCTAGGTATCTAGGATTACCGGGATTGAACTGATTATTATTTGCTATTATAAATGAAGCAGTCTCATCGGATATAAGAACTGGGTTACCCGAAGTAGTTGTAGCTCCTTCACGACCAGAAGAAGCATCACCACCAGAAAGCATTCTCCAGCACGGAAGACCTAAACGTTTTCCTGTTGCTGGGTTGAAGTTCTGATTGAAGAAAATGACTTTGCGCAATCCTTCATATTTATTTGGCACTCTATCAGGAACGATTGAAAAAGGATCGGCAGCAATAGGCTTATCATCATGTGATGTAAACTGAAGCGTGATCGTATATGTGGTTGGTAAACCTGGTGGTTGAGATACATCTGCTCCTGTAGTAACAATAATAGGCTCAGAAAGTGGTCCTAGTTTTGCTCCCCAATAATGGAACGCCCAACATAACTCAAAACTTGTTGAAGCTGTAAGTGCGGCAGCTCCAGCAGCAATAGAAATAACTTTAAACTTTTCAGCTGGCGGAACATTGATTGGAGGTGTATCAATATAACACTCGGCATAAGTTGCCGTATAATCTTCACGCAGATTAAGCTCTTCTTCTCTACGTTTTGAGATCCCTGAAATCTTTCCATAGATAGGACGTGTTCCAGAGGCTCCAGGAATATCACGTTGAGAAAGGTTTAAAAGTTCCATACAATCATCAGGCAGATCATAAAAACGCTTCTTTATAATCCAATCAGTATTGGCTATGTTTGTTGTTCCGCGATATTGTTCATCAAGATGTATTTCTGTGCTTGAAACAATCTTTAGAATATTGTATTCTCTTCCTGCTGCTTCAAAGATCTGTCCTTCATAAGCAGAACCCGTGTCACCATATGCTGTTGAGAATGATTGAGAAGAGAATGGTCCCATCGTTGATTCGGCTAGGAGCATTGGAACTGTTCCGGAGAATACAACTCTGCGAGATCCGTTTTGAACACTGGCATTTCTTGTAGACTGCCCAAATGAAAGATCTGGATAAACTTTCATGAACTCGCGAACCTGCGAGAAACGCCAACGTTTAGCAGTCCAGAGATTGAAGTAACTGTCATTCAAAAGATCGTCTAGCTGCTCATTATAGGCTTTTAACTCTGGGCTATAATCTGTGATACTTTTAAGCTTACTGCGGAGGTCTAAGAGATTCATAAGTTATGCCCTCATAAGTGGTTGGTTTGTTTATCTCATATAAGAAAGGCCAGTCCCCGTTTATAGAGAACCGGCCTTTCCGGGGTTAATCTAAGTTTAAACCTTAGAAATACTTATAGACCCAACAAGCTGCGAAACCAGCGGCTGATGCTTCGAGTGAAACACCACATGGAGGAGCAATGTTTGCCGCTACGTTTGCTTCTGCTGAAACGGTGTTTGCTACGATAGCAAGAGGAACACCAGCAGCAGCAACACCAGCAACAACCTTTGCCTTAGAAACTACGCCTGAGATTACAACCTGAACGCGAGCACCGGAGGCAGCCGCTGCTTTAGCAACGCCTACTGTAAGCGCATTACCAAGAGCAACGTTTGCGCAAGGAAGAACCACTAAAACACGATCAGGAATCGCAGTCTGAGTTGCGTCAAACGCAACCCAGTCACCAAGAGCGATTGCTGCTCCTGCGATAAACCACTCTGATTGTGAGCGATCCATAGTCGTATCAGTTGAACCAACAGTACCAGCTACCAGTGGATCGGTAACCTTGTCTAACTTTTGAAGAAGAGTGCTTGAAGCCATTTTGTTATTTTCCTTTGATTAATATTGTTAAGATGAAGATTGGCCAGATTATATTAAAATACGTCGCCGTTGATAAGAACACCGCATCCGCCAAGATGATCAGCAATAAGCTGACCCTTGAAGTAGATACGAGCTGCGCGAGCAGTTGTTCCAGAAACATATTCGAATGGCTCAACTTCGAAATCGCCATCCTTGTGGATTACCATTTTGATACCATCAAAGTTGATGAAGTACATGCTATAGACAGCAGCACCGCCGCCGTTTAGAGGCATGTCAGAATCAGCGGAAACTACTGCGCCTGCGTAAGCAAGAGCCATACGTCCACCATCAAGAGTCTTTTCATCGATATAACGCTCATTTGCGAATAGAGCGCGCTTGTAGTTACCAAACGCAGCAGTAGAAGCAATAACGCTGTGGATCTCGCCCATAGGGGTGATGACGTTAGCAGCGGTATAAATCTGGTTCATTTGAACAAGACCGTTTGTGCCGAATGCGCCAGCAGCAGTACCGAACTGATTGAAGAAACCAGGAACATTTAGAGTGTTCTTGGCAAGTCCACCAACCACTGAGGTCTGAGTTGCGCCAGGAACGCGGGGCTCAAGGAACTTCTCTGTACCAGCAGTCGAACCGTTAAGGGTATTGATCTGGGTGAGAGTAACGGAAGACCCTGCGATGATTTGCTTGTTAAGTTCTCTGCGCATAAGGCTCATGACTGAGCGAGTACGCACTTCGACAAGCTTCACGATAGCTTTTTCACCAGAGTTTTCCATTTCCTCTTTCTTGGTGATAACAATCGGAGCAACGAAATCGCCCCAGTTATAAATGGCTGGCTTGAGTACATCTGAAACTGCGAGAGAAACTGGCTCGTAACCAGTCACCATCTGAGAGATGGTTGAGTGCTCTGCTACTGCGAGAGGACGTTGGATTTTGGTTCCACCGTCTTCACGCTCAATACCACCATGTTTCTTGGCTTCATCGAGGAAGGGAACTTTCTTGTAAAGTTCGTCAACCTCGCCATCGCGGATTGAAAAGAGAGTCGAGGATAAGAGGTCATTGGAAATAGGCATAAAAGCTCCTGAAAATGTTTATATTGTTAAAATGCTGTTAATATCTCTGTAGTTAGTTCTTATTTTGAGTTTAGATTATTACCTACTGAGGATCAACAGACGGATATAAAGTATTCGCAAGGAGGTTTATAAAAGTTGTTGTATCTATTAGTGTAGGTTTCGTTTATTCTTAGCGCTTCTTATTTCCGATTTTGTTTACAGTCTTGCTTGCTTCCGGATTATCTTTAAAATATGAATATGCTTCCCAGGCAGATCCAAACTTAGGTACGGTTGTGTTTGCTATATTATTTCCTGTAGATGTTTTGCTTACAGAAGCTACACGTGACTTAGCCGCGTCTCTTGCTATACCTGAAGCAGAAGCTGCTGCTTGACCTTTCACAATGTAATATGCGTCTTCAAGTCTAAGATCATCACGTGACATAAGTAACTTGGCGATATCATCCCGATACGTAATAAGATCAGGATTCTGCGATTTAAACGCTTCGAGCTGAGAGCCACGCTTTGCTGCTTCGAGTTCTGCTGTCATTGGAGCTAACATTTGCTGAAACATCTTTGCTGACTCAGTCTGAATCTTTGCCTGGATTCCTTCTTCGGACCAAGGATCATATTCTGTCTGCTTCCCAGCAAGATCATCAATATGCTGCTTGAACTTTCCACCAAGAAGTGCTTCACGCTCTCTAATCAAGGATTCACGCTCTGATTGAACTTCCTTACGCATTTGAGCGAGTTCTTGTGTCTTTGTGGTAGCCATTGAACGTAGATTCGAAATAAGCTTACGGCCATTAATGGGTAAATGTTTTAATATCTCTTGATATTCTGGAAGTCCTTTATGGGTAGTACCCATAATCTCATCTTCACTGAAATCAGCATTCATTAGATCGTCTAGTGTTAAACTAAAGTCATCTGATATATCTCCAGTCTCTGTTGAACCTTCTGTTGAGGTAGTGCCTAAATCGGCAGTCCCATTATCTGTATCTGACATTGTCTTTCCTTTATTATTGTTAAGGTTCCCGTGGCTTCCTCTAGAGGATCCTAGAAGAAGGTGGTCGCCTTCGGCTCCCTATGTATAGGAAGCATACCTACCTTACAACCTACACTATCTAAATAACTCCTTGGTGTTTTAATATTCTATACATTTGATCTTGCCATTCTTCTATTGTATGATCTAACTTCATACTATTACAAAACCAACATGCCGTGCGACAGTTCGTAAACACATATCCAACTGAAGAGTCTATTCTATCTATACCTATTGTTGATATTTCGCCACCACAATACGAACAAGGAATCTGCCAAAATGATGTAAACTCTTCGAGAGTTAGTTCAAAAGAATGGTTGCGTGACTTTGCGCATTCCTTATATTTTGTATATCTACCTTTGACTGTTCCAGTGTATCGTTTTTGTATTTCTGTTTTCGGTTGTTTCATTACATCCTACTCGCAAATAGAGCGTCTGTATCTGTTTCCTCAACCTTATCCAATACAACTTGATCCCCGGATGGAGGTTGCTCTGAAGGAGTTGATGGTTTCTGCTTTAGAAACTTCTTGAAAGAAGGAGTTTTGGAGAGCCTATCTAACTTTCCTGCTATAACAATAACTGCTTGATCACCTCCTTTCATGTCATCGATACTAAACTCCAACTCTGCTGGAGCTTCTTCCTGACCAAGAGCGTCTGTTACTGCTTGAGCTACCATGCTGAGCCCGCGAACTAGTTCTGGAGATAAATCCTTACCCTCTAACTTTGGAAGACCGAATAGAGGCAGGACCTTATTCAGTGCTCCAATAAGGCCAATAAGAACTTTGGGAGAAACCTGAGCGCCATCAACTAGAGACATAAAGCCAGCATCTTCTTCTGATGCGCCAGCTTCAATCTCTGATTCAACTCCAGCTTTCATTCTATCAAGATCTTCACTGCCCATTTCCATCATTACATTTTTCATATTATATTTCCTCTGTTGAAGTTTGCTCGCCAGTAAAAGGATTTGCGTTGATTATTCCTGAGTTACCTGTTCCATCTAGACATTCTCTAGCTGGAAATAGTTCCTCTATTGCTTTGACTTGGCCTATATCACCACCACCATATTCTGAAACCTTATCTTTGTAAAGTTTAACAACTTGATCTTGCTGTGCTTTAATGGTTGCTTCGGATGTTAACCTGTCCTTAATAAAGTTATCACCGCCAACATCAGATAGAGGAATCAATCCTTTTGCTTTCATTATTGATTCACGCTCTCTGCTATTATGATATGTAGCACCTAATCCACGATCGAATGTTCCGTTTACGTTGGATGAATGCCCATAGTTATCTCCCCAAAGAGATCCTGTCTTTGCTGGCATTGAAACCATAAAACTGCGAACAGATCCACACTTAGAACAACCAGAAGGGGACTCATCCATACGCACAAGAGCATTCTCTTCTATTGAAACACAGACCTTACAGATAATATCTTTTAGCGGCATTTATTCTCCCTGATTTACGTAGTTTGTTGGTGTCGCAACACCTTGGTCCGGAACACCGGCTTGTAGTTGAGCTGCGAGCTGATCTGCGGGTAGCTGTGACTCTTGTGCTGGCATTGGACCAGCCTGACCAGGAACGGCAACTGGAGCTTGCGTAGGAGCAGCATCGTTGAATCCTTTGGGTAGATCCCATTGACGAACAACTTCTTCTTTGATTTTTGAAGGATCGATTCCAAGACCCTGTAGAAGTGGAAGGAGCTGGATCAACTCGTTTCTCTTCATGACAGAGGCTACAGGTGTATTGCTCTGATCAGATGCGGCGAAACGGAACTTTCCATCAATCTTATCAGCAGTTACACGATAGACTTCGCCATCGGCAATAAGTGTATCTTCTGTATCATCGGCATTTAAGATATCAATCAGCATGCGTGTATAAATATGAGCGATTTGTTCGATCGCTTCATCGCGCTCACGTGCCATCTTTCCAATCTGAGAAGCAGTATAGTTGGCTAGCGCTGCTACTTCGGTTGCTGTAGCATTTGTAGCATTACCCTGAACGAAAGGAGCAAGAACAGATCCTCTTTGAAGGTCTGATTCAATAGAACCAAGATATCTATCAAAGTTAGATGAGAGGGCCGGAACCTCTACAACTTTAATAAGTCCTTCAAGAGACTCCGCATCAACAGGAATCATTGCTCCATCAACACCTGACGTAATCTTTGCTAGAGCTTCTTCATCAAGTGCTCCTTCTTTGTAAAGGAACTGACGCGAATCACGTCTTATAGCATTCGCCCAAAACGATCTACAAATATTCTTTTCAAAGATTTGGTCATAGATACGCGCAAGGCTCGAATAGCCTTCCATTGGAGAATCAGGAATACGTGAATAATATAAAGGGACAATAGGAGGCAGGGGACAGTCGTCGTAAGTTCTAACTGGAATAGGGGAGATCTCGTCAAGCATTTTAGTCCCACCAGAATAGTTAGGACTCCAGATATAGAGACAATCGTAAGATAGATCATATAACTCTATAACCTCTATATATTGATACTCGTCAGGAATAGCCTCTTCTTCGGAAGACTTGTAATGATTAATATTCTGTTCAAAGTAATCTGATTTAACTACAACATTAAACTTCTTTGCGCCGTAAAGTTTCTTAGCTTGTGCTACCGGAAGATAATATGCGTGACCAATAAAACGCTGCTCATCCCATTTTGAAGCGTCAAAGTCAACGATGACTTCCCATGGAGGAACAGGTCTAACCGTTACTTTATCAAACACAACAGAAGATTCCTTGTGTGCTAGCTTAAAGAAAGAGTTCGGATATATGATAGCAAGACGAGAAGCATTCTCAAGCACTTGGCGCTGATCATATAGCCATCTGTTTGCTAGAGTCTTGACAATCTTATCATTACCTTTGCGTACAGAATCTTTTCCAACTTCTACGGCTGGGAACTTTGAAAACAGAGAAGCAATGTATCCTTCAACAAAGGCATAGGCTTCCGCTATCTCAACGCGGATATTGGATTTGTCAAACTCAATATCTTTAAACATTTTCGTCTCATAACAGTTCTTCAGATGTTTCATCTGGGCTGCTTCGGCTTTCCAGTATTTCTTGTGGTTACCGTAAATCGTTCGAACTAGATTTGCGGCGTCTTTCTCGGAACGACTCATTTAGTTTAGCCTCTATTAGTGATGTATTTGTTTACTTTCAATATCTGCGAACAGATGTAGCGTTATTTCTAGAGATAATCTTATTGGCGCGACGTGTTTTAATCCAATCAGGAAGAAACTCTTTGGTTGGTAACCTAACGATCTTTAAGCATTGATAAGCTAGGGCGAGCGCTACCGCGGAATCCGCATGTGCTCCATTTGCTCTTTCAAGAGATATATTGTATTGCTTGTCAAGTTTAATAGATCTTAACTCTGCTAGCGTCAGCGCATCTATCTGGTTGATTGTTCCAGTTCTAATGCCTTCTTTTAGCTCCTCAAAAGCAACGCGCTTATTGGTCTGAGATGTAGTCCAAAACTTATCATCTGTAGTTTTCCACAGATTCGCACCAGATAAGTTTTGGTTAACTACAACTCCAACGTTATTATTCTCTACAAGAATCTTCGCTCCATTATATTCAGCAGCTATGGAATATAGCTGTAAGGCTAAATCTGTAGGAGTGATTGTATTGGATCTAAAGATTCCTACGGGTTGATTTGTCATCTTACTTACAACAATAGCCACTGAGTAGTCTCTGCCTGTTCCTGATCCTACGTCAACACCGATAGCATATGTGTCTTCTGCTTTAGCATTCTGTATTGGTGTCCAGATCTCAGTACCCGTATTTATGCTATCGACATATTTAAGATCATCTTCTGTAAGATAAGCATCTCCGCCTTGAGAGTATGCGTCAGCAAGGCAACCAGGATATTCCCTACGAAACTTATCAGGTGTTGTTCTTTCTATCTGGGTTCTACGCCATTGAAGTTGACCAAGTGATAGTGAATATCTATCCTTAAGATCTTGCTCATCTTCTGTTAGAACGAAATCATCCTTAGGTGTCGCTGAATACTCTGCGTGCTGATGCCAAGGGAACATCAGCCAGTTATAGTTTGCCTCGCCTCTTTGGGCTGTTTCAAGCTCTATATGAAGAGGATCACCAAAGTAGTTAGCAGTTGACTCGATGATCATCTGACCGGCATTGACAGCAGCTACGGCGGTTGCCTTTAGCTCATCCGAGTCTTCGGCAAACGCAAACTCTGACAGCAAAAGATATTTACAGGTAAATGATCTAAGCCCACCGCGTGAAGAAGCAGATGCGCAAAGAATAGTTGCGCCATTATGAAAAACCATCTTTGAAGCAGAGTCTTCTTTGAGTGGTTTCTTTAAAAACTTTGGCAAGTTCTCGTAGAAGGTGCGAAAGATCTTTAGAATATGTTTTACGGAGTCAAGTTTATGTGAAAGAAGTGCTACTGTAAAAGGCTCATCAGAGATATAAGCCTTCCAAAAGAGATAAGCTGCTATAATAGTTGTAGAACCTATTTGTCTTGGCTTACATAAAACCAAGTCTTTACCTGTCTCAAGAGCTTCGATGATCTTAGTTTGCTCGTCATTCGGCAGAAGCTTTATAACTTTTCCTGACTTCGAGTTGATACGCAAACGTGATATAAACTCAACTGGGTTATTGAGTATCTTTTGTAGGTCGGTCATACTTTTATGAACTTAGTCAGATATTTGCTTTCGATAACCACTTCTTTGCCTGCCGTGAAGCATAGTACGTTCACAAGTTTCTTACCATCCTTCGGAGAATAGTTTATGATATCTTTAACCATGCCGCTGTGTTGAGTGACGCTGTATTCTAGCCGCTTGAGCATCGTTTGGCAGTTAGCATTCATCCACTCCACATAGTTCTTTTCTCTCGTAACATGTAACTTCGCCGCCCGCTTGGTTTTGAAGATAGGTCCGCCATCTATGTTTCCATGATATTCCTGCTTGCCTAATGAGTTTGAAGCTTCTACCTCCCACCAGAAAACGGCATCAGCTATTTCAAGTTTCATCTTGTGCCTCATCATTTGTAAATGCGAAAAGACATTCTTCGTAAAGTGTATCTTCTGTTCTGTCTTCAAAGTTTAAGACAGTATACACTTTGAAAGTAGCACCTGTGCGTTGTACTGTATGATCTTTGATATCAGATACCATCCCTGACTTTTTGACAACTAATGAGTTTAAAATAATGGGCGGATATGGAAGTGCTGAAAACCCCCGTTGACCGTTACTAGTCATCCTACTATCTGAATACTCTTGCCACTGAACTATATCTCCGATATCAAATGACATTAGTCACACTCTTCTAGAAAGAATGGCGTGATACTATCTTCAAAAAGCACTTCCTCTCTAGCATCCTGAAAGTTTAGAATAGTATAGATGATCGGGATAACGCATGAACAGTTAGGAGCATGCCTTGATAATGAGCAAACAAGCTCACCATCATCATTGTATCTAGTACTTTTCATTACTCTTTGCTGTCTATGATCAGTGATCATGCCGAACTTCTTTGAGATATATTGTTTCGTATCTTCTTTACATTTTATTGGACTGTTAAAGAAACTGTAGTCTTTAACCTCGTGAAGTCCTTCATAACATTGTTCGAATGTAGGAGCTACAGTATTGGCATAGTTGTAGGGGCTAGCACACATTTTCGTAGGTTCTATAAGTTCATACCACTGTACCATATCTCCAATGTTATACTTAGACATTTGTCACACTCTTCTTGTGTGCTTCGGACATACGCCGCTTAGTTTCATCAGATAAAGTCTTTCCTTTCTTAGCATCAGAGATCTTCCTTCTATGCTCTTCTGACAAAGTTTTCCCATTATGCGCTTCGGATATTTTCTGCTTTGTCTCTGCAGAACGAGCTTTTCCTTTTCGCGCATCAGCTATGTGTTGTTTGTGATCTTCAGAGAAAGGTGCTTTTGGTTTTCCCTTCGAAGCATCAGACATTTTCTGCTTCGTTTCTTCAGAGAGTCTTCCATTAGATCCGCCACTCTGAAGGTTATAACCGCTAGGAGCCATACTATTATAGCCTGAGATCATTGCTTTCT